GAAGACAAAAAAAGGCAAAACGTAATTTACGTGATGATGTCGCAGAATTAGAAAAATTAACAACAGAATATTATAATCATTATCAAGAATATCAAAACATAATTGATAGTGGAATTTATGTTGAAGGAGATTCTAAATTAGAAGATGCTAGAGAAGCGGCTGAATTCTTTAAATCTCAATATGATGCTTATATGGAATATTTGAGAGAGGGTCAGAAAATTCTTGGTATTTATGATTATAATCAACCTATAGAAAATGTAATTTCTGAATACGACGGATTAAAAGACAAGCTTCTTGAATTACAATCTGAGGGACGTATAACTCAAGATATATTAGAAAAAATACTTAAAGATCCTGCAAATAATGGAACAAGTTTATCTCGTTATCTTACTGAGGATGTTGCTAATGCCTTAAATGAAGCAAGTGTGGATGCTGAAACTTTATATAATTGGCTAATGAACATTGCAGATCCAGATCGAGCAAAAAAGAATAAGATTTTATCTTTAATAAGAGGCAACAGAGGCTACACTGCTTCTTATGGATCTGTTGAACAAATGTTTAAATCTGCAGGATTTGATTTAAACGAAGAAGAAACCCAAGAATTGGCATTAAAAGTAGCTGCCAAAATAGGCGACGATAAAATTGGTTATTTAACTGCTACGGATTGGTTAAAATATTTTAAAGACGAAATAGAGCAAGAAAAAGAAATTAAAGTTCGTATTCCTTTTTTAAAAGCGTTATTAGACCAGGACGGTTCATTTATTGATGATTGGGAATCTGAATTAGAAACTACTAAAACAAAACTTCGTAGATTAAGAAATGAACAAAATAAATTAAAGTCTCAATATTTAGGAAATGTTGATACAACTCATCGAAATACTATTTATTGGAATGATGAAAATATTAAAAAATATAATAAGCAGTTAACGAGTTGGGGATATAATTTAGGAAATTTAAAGGGTTCTTATTCTACTACTATGTTTGATTCCTATAAAATGAACGATGATAGTGGAAGATATATTACTTTTACTCCTATTTTACCCGATGGAAACATATTAACTAAAAATGAATTAGAAGCTTATGTTGAAAAAATAACTAAACAATCTGGCGGCAATGCTGAATTAATGCTTAGTTTAGATTCGACTAAAAAGGGCGGATATGGTATTTTTGCTGGAATTTCTGAGACAAACAAAAATAAAGCTGGAAATAAATTTGCTTCGGAAATATATAATGAATTTATAGAGGCGACTCAAGATAGTGAAACTGCAGAAGAAATGGCAGAAATATTAACTGATATGATTATGAAATCATATGGGTTAACAGAAGATAATTTATACGAAGAAGATTTTTCTGCTATTTATAATAGTATTTTTGAAGATGCTTTAGCGACTTTTACTAATGGATCTTTAGATACTTTGGGTAGTAGAAAAAGAATGTTCCAGAGGCGCAAAGGAAACTATAATTTATTTACAGAATTTCTTAATAGAACAGATTCTGGAATACTTGGGCAAACAGAACATTTAAATCAAGCAGACACATATCAACAACAATATGATTTACTTCAAAAGATAGATGATCTTGAAACTAAAATTTCTAATAATGCTAATGCAGATAGAATAGATTATACAAAATATCGTGACGAGTTAATTGGATTGGCTCAGGTTGGTAAATTAGATGAAGATACTTTAAAAGAATATGAGCATCTTTCTGAATTATTGGAAGCTATTGGATATTCTGCTGAGTTATCAGATGATGATGTTAAAGAGCTTTTAGGAACAATTAATGAGCTTGCTAATAAAAATACCGTAGATCAATTAAAAAACTATGGAGACCATATTGGAGTTCTCGATGAAGCTTATTTAAACTATAAAGAAGGCAAAAGAATTGATGCTACGCAACTAGAAGCAATTCAAGAACAGTTTGGTGATTTAGAATCATATGTAGATTTTTCTAACGCAGTAATGCGTGGCGAGAAAAATTTACAACAATATTTTGACGCAATTGTTACAGAAGCTGTAGCAATGGGTAATGAATACGGAACTGTATTTGATGGTTTAACTCGTGAAAATCAAGATTTTTGGGTTAAAGAAATGACCGACAAGGGTATTAAGAATGCCCTTCAAGCTTCTGAAGAATATTTAAATTTTGAAGAAATCACGTATAAAAAAGTTGTTGGACAATTAGAGCAAGTTAATGCTGTTATAAAAGAAAATAATCCAATATCTGAAACAGATTTAGATAATGCTACATGGAAAGAAATAGAAGCATTGTCTACTGAAGCAGATGGATTAGGAGTTCTTACTGATGCTTTTGCTAATTTTGCTCTTCAAAAATATAGAGAATCTCAAGAAGATATTGACACTACTGAAGATTGCAAAGCATTAAAAAATCTTGCAGATCAAGCCGGAAAGACTGCTGAAGTTTTGGAGTTAATTGATGAGTTAGAAAACACTTTGGCTCGACGAGATGCTGCTAAAGCTTCTGGTCAAGTTTTAATGTATTCTGGTTTAGATGCTGAAGCTAAAAGATTAAACGCTGAAATTCAAAATGCATTAAAAGAAGAACCTCCACAGATTGAATTAGATTTCTTTGGCTCAAAAGATGCTGCAGAAAAGGCAGGCAAGGATGATGCAGATGCATATCTTGATGCATTTAATAAAGAGCTTGGAGAACTTGATGCATTAAAAGATGCTGGAGTTATAGGCGAAAAAGAATATCTTGAAAGATTAAGAGCTTTATATATTAAATATTTCTCTGATAAGAAAAAATATTATCAGCAATTTAAACAATACGAAAAGCAATATCTTGAAGGATTAAAAGAACTTTACGCTTCTGCTATTTCTGCTTCTCTTACTATTCTTAATGATCGTAAAGACGAAATAGAAAAACAAAAAGACGAGACGATTAAGACCATTGAAGAGCAACGTGATTCTGAAACAAAGGCAATTCAAGAAAACATAGATAATCTCGAAGATGAGAAAGAGGCTCTTGAAAAAGCCAACGAAGAACGTGAAAAGGCTATGAACCTTCAAAAGGCTCAATATGAATTAGAACGTGCTCATTCTCAAAGAACAAGGCTGATATATAAGAATGGTCAGATGCAATATGTTAACGACAGTGCGGCTGTTCGTGATGCAAAAAATAATGTTGATGACCTTCTCAGACAACGTGCCGTTGACGAACTTGATGATAAAATAGAGGGTCTTAATAAACAGCTTGAAGAGGTTGAAGATCATTATAGTAAACTCATCGAAGAAACCGAGAAGATGTATGATGAGCAAGTTGAGGGAGTTCAAAGACTTATAGATATGTGGGAGAAGCTTCAGCATGAAGCTGATTTAGTTGAAGCATATGAAGCATTAAATAATTTTGGTATTTCTGCTCAAGATATATTGTCTGGCAACATAGATGTATTTAATCAAATTCGTGATGGTTATATGGGAACATTTGCTGGGCTTCATCAGGATATCGATGCTGTTTCTCAAGCATTTGGAACTAATGTTGAAAATGCTCAAGCGTTAAAAGATGCTCTTTTAGGATACGATGAATCTACTGCAACATTTGCTCAGTTAAAAAATGACATTGATAGCATCGGAAATTCTGCATCAGATGCTGCATCTAAAATTGGCAATGGAACTGAAGAAACTTCTGAAGGAACTCTTACTGGAAATCTTAATAAAGTTGGAGAAGCCGTAAATACAGTTCAAGAAGTATCAGATGCTCTTAATGGAAGTGAAAATTCTTTAAAAAATGCAGTTGAAGACGTTGGAAACACAGCAGAAGAAGTTGTTCTCAGAGTTAAAACTTTAGTTCAAGAAGTATTAGATGCTCATCCCAGAGTTAAAACTTTAGTTCAAAAAGTATTAGATGCTCTTAATCCCGGAGATAAAACTTTAGTTCAAAAAGTATTAGATGCTCTTAATCCCGGAGATAAAACTTCAGTTCAAAAAGTATTAGATGCTCTTAGTCCCGGAAAAACTTTAGTTCAAAAAGCATTAGATGCTCTTAATCCCGGAGATAAAACTTCAGTTCAAAAAGTATTAAATGCTCTTAGTCCCGGAAAAACTTTAGTTCAAAAAGCATTAGATGCTCTTAATGGAAGTGAAAATTCTTTAAAAAATGCAGTTGAAGACGTTGGAAACACAGCAGAAGAAGTTGTTCCCAGAGTTAAAGAATCATTAAGAGATCTTAAAGATGCAATAGATGATTATCTTGCGGGAAAAGGATATCATAAAACTGTTGATGGTGGAGTTGTATTTACTGGAACAGCATATGCAAATGGTAATTGGAGTGCTAAATCTAAAGGTCTTAATGGAGTTGCTTTAACAGGTGAACTTGGACAAGAACTTGTAGTAGATTCTAGAACTGGACATTGGCATACTGTTGGAGACAATGGTGCAGAGTTTGCAAAGATTAAATCTTCAGATATCGTGTTTAATCATAAACAAACTGAAGAACTTCTCAAGAATGGTAAAATCAATTCTCGTGGAAAAGCATATGCCTCAGGAAATAATAAATTTACTGCTCTTTCATCTGAAGAGTTGAGTAAATATAATAAACTAGATTTTACCAAAGATCTAGCCGAGAAATTAGATTTCGGAAATCAAAAGCTAATGAATATAGATAAGATGGTAAGTAATATTAGTACTACAAAAACTGTTAATAGTAATCCTGTATTTAATATTGATAATACGTTTACATGCAACGGAGTAAGTTTAGCAGACATTCAGAATGAATTAGCTAAATCATTCCAAGGCATATTTGAGGCGGCTTATCAGAAAGCTATGACAAAGTAAAGTACTACCATTTTATCTAAAACTAGCAGAATACCCCCACCTCAACATTTACAATGTAGGTGGGGGATGAATGCGTTTTTGTGTAAATTTTTAGATATATTTTACTGAAATACTTTGTTTTTAGTAAAATATATGATATAATAAATACATAGAGGATATCTCTAAATCTGCAGAAAGGAGAGAACGCTATGTATCTTACTGTTAAACAACAGGTTAAACATCTGTCAAAGGAAGATTATAAATCTATCAAGGAATTATGCCATATAGCAAAGAACTTAACTAATCAGGCAATCTACAATGTAAGACAATACTACTTCAATGAAGGCGAGTATCTAAACTATGAGAAGAACTACGCTCTTTTAAAGTCATCTGAAAACTATAAATTACTCAACTCAAATATGGCTCAGCAGATACTTAAAGAAGTAGATGGCAGTTTCAAGTCATTCTTTGGTTTACTGAAGCTTGCTAAAAAAGGCAAGTATGCTTTTAAAGATTGTAAATTACCTAATTATCTTCCGAAAGACGGATATACTACTCTTGTGATTGGTTTTGTAAGGCTAAATGGAAATAAGTTAATACTTCCATTTTCAAACACTTATAAGAAGACCCATAAAAGTGTAGAGATTACAATACCACCGATTTTACTTGATAAAAAGGTTAAAGAGATACGCATAATACCAAAGGCAAATGCTAGGTTCTTTGAAATTCAGTACATATATGAAGCTGAAAATATTCAAAGAAATCTAAATCAAAACAATGTACTAGCTTTAGACTTGGGAATAAATAATCTCGTAACTGCTGTATCAAGCGAAGGTAAGTCATTCATTGTTGATGGAAAACGACTTAAATCTATCAATCAGTGGTATAACAAACAAAATGCACGTTTGCAGTCAGTAAAGGACAAACAGAAGCTTGGATACAGACCTACCAGCCGTCAGAAAGCAATAGCCCGTGACAGAAACAATAAGGTAAATGATTATATGAACAAAGCTGCCCGTAAAATCATAGATTATTGTATCAAAAATGATATTGGTACCCTTGTTGTCGGTTATAATGAAACATTCCAGAGAAATTCTCATATGGGTAAGCAGAACAATCAGAACTTTGTAAATATCCCATATGGTCAGTTACGCTCTAAATTAGAGTATCTGTGTGAACTGAATGGCATTACTTATATAAAGCAGGAAGAAAGCTATACATCTAAAGCATCATTCTGGGATAAAGACGATATTCCGGTTTACAATGACGATAATCCAAAGGAATATATATTCAGCGGAAAAAGAGTACATCGTGGCTTGTATAAGCGTGCAGATGGCAAATATTTCAATGCAGATGTAAACGGTGCATTAAATATAATGCGTAAAAGCAGCGTTGTGGATATGAGTATCCTATACGGTAGGGGCGAAGTGGACACGCCCGTAAGAATAAGGATTGCCTAAAAATAGGTGGAAACTTAAATATCAAACTTCTTAAACAGGGGCTTTTGCCCCTTAGAAGCTCCCACTTCTATAAGTGGGAGTAGTTCACAAAAAAAGAAATACTTGATGAAGCAGAAAAAGAAATATTAAGAGGTGTAATTATGGAAGAGTATAAAAAATTATTAGAAGATTATATTAAAATGGCAAAAATAAGTAAAACTATAACACACGAACAATTTTCACAAATGGAATATAAAATAGGAGAGTGATTATATGGAATTATGGATAAGAAGCCAAGATAGAAATAACTTAAAAAAAGTAAATAATATTTATGTAGAAGAAATAACAAAAGATTATGATAGTTGGGTTGGAAATATTTATAGTCAACCTTATGTTATAACATCAGATAATGGAAATTTAGGATTTTATGGAACGAAAGATAGAGCATTAGAAGTATTAGATGATATAGAAGATAAATTAATAAATTGTACTTTTGCTAAAAAACAAAATGGTCTAGGTGAAGTATTAGATTTTATGCCAAACCCAACATATATTTATGAAATGCCAAAATAGTATAAATGGTCTAAGAAGATACAAAACGAGCCTAGAAAGGCAAATAAACAGGGAATAAAGAGAGATTATGAAACTTTTATTATAATAAATTCAGATTTGATTATTTTACTATTTCATGATATAATATAAGTGTTGAGTAGCAGAAGAGAATTTGTATGAATACATTGGTTGCTACTCAACATATCGCCAATATATTCATACAAGTTCTCTTTTGTTTTACTCCGAAAGGAGATTATGTTATGGAAAATGAAATTTGGAAAGATATTTATTTTGAAGATAAAGGCAAAATATATGATTATAGGGGATTATATCAAGTTAGTAATTTGGGTAGAGTAAAAAGATTAGAAACTTATGTAAAAGATGCTAATAGAAATAGATACCAAAAGATTAAAGGACACTTTTTAAAAAATAGTTTTAGTAAAGCTGATGGTTATTTTGTTGTTAATTTACATAAAAATGGAAAATTAAAAAGAATGAAAGTTCATAGATTGATCGCCTTTGCTTTTATAAAAAATGAAAATAATTATCCAATTATTAATCATATTGATGGCAACAAATTAAATAATGATTTAGAAAATTTAGAGTGGTGTACTTATAAACATAATACACAAGAAGCAATAAAAAACGGATTATCTAAACCACCAAAAACCTATTTTGGAGTTAAAAGTTCACATCATACTCCTATAAATCAATATGATAAAAATGGTAATTTTATAAAAAAATGGGATTTAGTTAAGGAAGCAAGCGAAAGTTTAAATATTTCAAGAGGTAGTATTTGGAAAGTTTGCACTAATAAAAGAAAGTCAGCAGGGGGGTTTAAATGGAGGTATATAAATGAATGATAATATTTTACTTATTGATAGCAGAGAAAGAAAATTTAAACATATAACTGATTATTTTGATAAAATTAATCAAGAATATATCATAACTAAATTAGAAACTGCTGATTATATGTTTTATAAAAATTATAATGTAGTTATTGATAGAAAAATGGGTTTAATTGAAGTTGCTTCGAATTTATGCAATAGTGTATCTCATTTAAGAGTTGTTAGAGAAATAGAAAGAGCGAAAGAATTAAATGTAAAAAGATTTATATTTTTGATAGAAGAACCAAAAATAACTTGTATTGATGATGTTGAAAATTGGTCTAGTAAATATTCTAAAGTGAAAGGTTCGACATTAAAAAAAGTATTACTTACTATGAGCGAAAAATACAAAATTGAATTCTTATTTTGCCCTAAAAAAGAAGTGGCAAAAACAATATTAGAATTATTAAACAACAGCAATTAGCAATTTGCAAAAATAAATTAGTAGTGCTATAATATTTCTAGGTGCTTATAAAAAAGTACCAATTGTGTATATGACACAGCAACCCCTTTTTATTCTTTGATAAGACAGGTTTTTTCACACATTCACCTCCTGTCTTTTTTCTTGCTTTTTTATCAATTCTATGATAGTATTATTCAAAGGTAGGGATATTTATGATTTATGTTAATCCAAATTGGACGTACAGGGAATCGGTTGAACATATTAAGGCATTAAAAGACGAGTATCAAGGGATATTATCGTCTTTTTCTATGTGGGAAAGAGGCAAATGGGCAGATTTTATCGTTCAAACAAAAGCAATGTTTTACAAATTAAAACTTTTGGAGTGGCAAAAAGACAACTTATGGAAATTTATGAACGGATATATGCCATTTTATAAGCTAAAACACTCTTGCAGAAGGTACAAATAGACAATTATTAGAATAAATGATATAATTTTGTTAAATTTAAAAAGAAAGTGGGTGGTATTTTGTCACGAAGAGCTTTTGAAAACGAAGATACATTTAAAAACAAATTTAATGAATACATAGAATATTGTAACGAAAAGAAAAGGCTACCAAATATAGCAGGGTTTTGTGTTTATTGTGATATAAACAGAGATACTTATTATGCACAAAACGATTATTACTCCGGCACCTTTAAAAAACTCAATGATATTCTTGAAGATGAAGCACTTAATAATAAATATACGAGTGATACTTTAAAAATATTTTATATGAAAAACAAATGTGGGTATAAAGACAAACAAGAGATAGAAAATAACAACAAAAATAAGATAACAATAGTAAATTCTTTACCAAAGGATGATGACTAATGAATATTGATATAAAAGATATAATATCCCCATCATTTTGGAATATATTTAATTCAAAAAAATCATATATAATTCTTGAAGGGGGAAGAGGAAGCACAAAATCTTCATTTAGTTCTTTAAAATTAGTTTATCATTGCATATCGGAAGAGAATTGTAGTGCAATAGTATTAAGAAAATATCAAAATACATTAAGAAACAGTGTTTTTAAAGAAATAAAAAAAGCAAGTGGAAGATTAGGGCTACAAGAAGGATATGATTATATTGCTAGTGTAAGCCCTATGAAGATCACTTTTTTTAATAATAATTCAATATATTTTGCTGGAACTGATGATGTAGAAAAATTAAAAGGTTTTATTGATGAATCAAGGCCAATAAAAATATTATGGATAGAAGAAGCAAGTGAGTTTGACAATGATGATGATTTCCAACAAGCAATAGCAACATTTTCAAGGGGAAACAACGATTATTTTATATCTATGTTTTCATACAACCCACCAAAAAATAAATATTCTTTTATAAACCAATGGGCTGACAAAATGAGAAAAAGAGAAGATGTATTATATTCGCATACTGATTATAGAACAGTACCTGAAAAATGGCTTGGAAGAAAGTTTATAGAAGAAGCCGAAAGGTTAAAGAAATATGACTTTAAAAGATATGAGTGGATTTATTTAGGTAAAGTTATAGGAATTGAAGGTCTTATATATAACCCTGATTTATTTATTATAGAAAATGCAAATTACATAGAAGAAAACAAGTTAAGAATATTGTATGTAGACTTTGCAATAGATAGTGGTCATCAAACAAGTGCAACAAGTTGTGGAGCTTATGGATATGCAACTGATGGAAGATGGTATAGATTAGACACTTACTATTATTCCCCACACGAAAAGCCAAGAAAGAAAGCACCAAGCGAATTAGCACAAGATATATTTGACTTTAGAACTAAAATATGTGTGAAATACCATACACAAGTAGATACCGAAACAATAGATAGTGCAGAAGGAGCATTAAGAAATCAATATTTTGCAATGTTTAGTATTAACTTGCAGCCTGTAAATAAAGGAAAAGATAAGGAAGAATTAATAGAATATTCCCAAGATTTTATAGATACGGGAAAATATGTTATACTTAACACAAGTAATAATTGGATTCACATAAAAGAGTTAAGCAATTATATGTGGAAGAAAGATAGTGTAGAAAAAGGTAAACCAATTCCTGATAAAGAAGAAAAAGAATTGACTGAAGAAACATATTACAATAGTTACACTAACGATTATTCTTATTATTATGCCGACCATAGTTGTGATGAATTCCAATATTATGTAAAAGCAAATCTTCAAAAATTAGGTTTGGAGTTCTAAAAGGAGGAGAGGTATGACAATATATGAAGATTTAAAAAACCAACTTCATACAAAAGGTGTAGATATAATTGATACTAATTACTACGACTTAATAGATGTATGGAAAAGTTGGTATTCAGGTTCGGTTGAAAACTTTCATTTTTACAATGTAAAGTATGCCGATGGTTCAGAAGGACAAGTTGAGAAAAAAACAATGTCGATGGCAAAAAAAGGTGCTGAAGATATGATGAAACTTAACTGGTCTAATAAGTGTGATATTAAATTAGCAACTGAAGAGAAAACAAAGAGATTATGGAAAATATTAGATAGTAAACAAAACAACTTTACAATAATGTTCCCACAAATGTTAGAGTTAGCATTTGCATTAGGAACAACTGCAATGACTGAATACAAAGATGCATTAGGAAGAACAAGAATTGAATATATAAATGATGCATCAATGATAATTCCTTATGCATACGATAACTTTAATATAACAGGGATTATGGTGTTAGACCAATTTCAAGAAGTAGAAAAAAGAACAACATTCTACTATACACATTTAACATATCACGAATTTAGAATAAGCAAGAACGAAAAAGATGAGTTTGTTCAAGAATATATAAAATTACACGAGCTTTATAAATCAAAAGATGCTAATCAATTAGGAAAACAAATACCATTTGAAGATAAGTTTCCAAATGTAGAAGAACAAGTAATATACAATACTGATACACCACATTTTCAAATTATTAAGCCACCATTAGCAAATAACATTGATATAAAAACACCAATGGGGTTAAGTATATATGCAAATAGTATAGACAAATTAAAGGCAATTGATGATAAATACGATAGTTTTGATAATGAATTTATTGATGGTAAAAGAAAAATATTAGTTGATAAGACTGCTTTAAAATCAGCACCACAAGTAAATGATGATGGAACAATATCACAACAATTGTTCTTTGATAGAAACGATAGAACTTATGTAGCAATGAATGGTATGAAAGACCAACCTGTTAAAGATATAAGTTTTTCTTTAAGATACCAAGAACATATAGATTCAATCAATAGTGAATTAAATTGGTATTCAAGTGCTTTAGGATTTGGAGAAGATCATTATAGAATTGATGGAAAAGGAGTTGCAACTGCTACTGAAATATTAAGTGAAAATGATGATGCATTTAGAACAAAAGAGGTTTATGCAACAGTTATAAAAGATGTTATCATTGATTTAGTAAAATCAGTATGTTATTTAGAAGATATAGAATTAAGTGAAGATGAAATACAAGTAGAACTTGATTATAGTAGATTTGAAAATCAAGAAAAGACACAACAAAGGATTGAAAGAGAAGTAGATAAAGGAATAACAAGCAAAGTTGAATATAGAATGAAAGTTTATAATGAAACCGAAGAGGTAGCAAAAGAAAAGATTGAAGCTATAAAAAAAGAAAACCCAAGTATTAATGATTTAGTTGGGGGTGATGAATAATGAAAATAAGAGTAAATCCACATAATGTAGAGATAATAAGAGAAGAAACCGAGCCTATTAATGAATTAGAGGTAAAAGTAAGTAAATGTGAGTTTGAATTTGCAGAAGAAATAACAAATGAATTTGTAAAAGAGGCTTATTTTACATTAAATGGTAGTACATATAAGCAAATAATAGTAAATAACGAGTGTGATTATCCTAACGAGGTTTTAACTGAAAAAGGAACATTAGAAATAGGTGTAGTTGCTTATAAGGTTGAAAATGAAGAAGAAATAATAAGATACAACCCAAGCCCTGATTATTATGATACTTGGGTAGGAAGTTTAAAAGATGCAGAAAATACTGAACCAATAACACCAAGTGAAATGGAGCAATTTGAACAAGAATTGCAAGATGGTTTAAATGAACTAGAAGAAGCAGTAGGAAAAGCCGAAAATGTTGATATAAACATTGAAAAACAAGATGGAAAAACAACAGTCACTATTACTAATCGAGATGGAGAAGAAAAAAGTGAAGATATTTTAGATGGTGAAAAAGGCGACAAAGGAGATAAAGGAGAACAAGGTATTCAAGGTGAGCAAGGAATACAAGGAGAAAAAGGTGATACAGGTGAGCGAGGACCACAAGGTGTTCCAGGTTATACTCCACAAAAAGGAATTGATTATTTTACTGCCAGTGAAATAAATGATATAAAAAATGATGTAGAAACAAGTGTAAAAA